GTACTGACTGATCCCTTAATTCTTCAAGGTATTTCTGATCTCGTATCAGAGGTTGCTCAACTTGCTGGATGGCTTGTAAAAGCAGCTGCTGGAGCTGGTCAATTAGCAGCCAGCACCGGAAACCGTTTTGCAGCGCTTAGTGGCAAGATAGACCTGTCGAATATAGATCAAGTTAATGAACGTATTGAATATCTGCAAAAAAGCCTTGAAGGAAAAAAAGGTTTTTACTCTCAAAGCGAGTCAATGTTTGGTTGGATTACAGGGATAGATGACAGCGCTAAAACACTTAATGATGAACTGCTATCCCTTATAGAAACAAGAGATAAATTTTCTAAAGCCAGTAAATCGGTGCTACCTCTTCAGGCTGCCTCTGTTGGGACGGACAACCCATTTGTTTTACCTCCTGGTGGTACGAACGGAAAACCTGTTAAAACACCATCAAGTAAAACAGACAATGCTTTTAACAGTAGATTGCTAGATCTACAAAAACAAGCCGCTCTTATTGAAACTACTGGTAAAAAAACAGCTGAAGTTACAGAGCTTGAAAAAATAAACTTCGATATTACCAGTGGCAATCTGAAAAAATTATCAGATGACCAAAAAGAACAGCTTCGCACTGCCGCAAAAGTCCTTGACTCTAAAAAAGAAGAGTTACGCCTTAATCAGGAAAACGCAAAGGTTGCCGAGTATGTTTCCGGGTTAGAAACACAGAATAAGTTAGTACGGCAGGGTTTTGATAACCAAATTGTTGGCCGTTATTCTGGAAGCCGTGAACGTTCACGCATGCAGGATAATAATGATATCCAGCAGGATTTCGCTTCCCGACAAGATGACCTTTTAAATCAGTTACAATCTGGAGATATAGATCAAAGTCTTTACGATAAAAAGAAAGAGGCGCTGCAGAGCTCTCTCGATGAGAGGCTTAAAATACAGGAGGAGCATTATAAGAAACAGGATGAGTTAGAAAAAGATGGCGCAGCTGGTTTCATATCAGGGATAACTGATCAGGCTGCTGCTTATTCAAATTTATACGCAAATATGCAACAGATTGGCGCTCAAACATTCAGCAGCATGACCGATATGATTATCGAGTGGGCAGAAACAGGAAAGTTAAATGCTCAGGACTTTGCGGCTACCTTCATTCAGTCTGTGGGGACGGCATTATTACAATATGCCGCTGCGCAGGTCGCGATGGCAGCGCTTAATGCATTCACGCAATGGATAGGTGTTCCTTACGTTGGTCCTGTAGTAGCGCCAATGCAAGCCATTGCAGCAGCAGCTGCTGCTGGCGTATTCATGACGGCGATCGGGTCGGCATTGCACGGCCAGGCCCACGACGGTATCGACTCAGTGCCAGAAACCGGAACCTGGCTTCTGCAGAAGGGGGAGCGTGTCACGACTGCCAAAACCAGCGCTAAGTTGGACGCCACACTGGACAGGGTTGCAACCCAGTCAAGCGGTGGTGCTATTTACGCTCCTAACATCTCCATTCCAATTAATGGAAACCCATCCGATGCGACAATTGCCCTTGTGCGTAAGGCGGCAGCGGAAGGCGCCGACCGCGGCTACCGAAGGGCGGTTAACTCGGTGACTACCGGGCAGGGTGATCTGCACAGGGCACTAATGGTGAAAACTAACTCGGGGAGGAAAATTCGCTGATGGCTATCACCACGACGCTTTACTACCCCGCTGACGTTCTCCCTGGCCCGTTGAAAGACAGTTTTGGGTTGAAGCCAGTATCTCCTCTAAAGAGTACCGATATGGTAACGGGTCGCCGCCGGCAGCGGCGAGCCTACACCTCTGTGCCGACCAATACGGATATTGCATGGATATTTAACGATGCTCAGGCGCAGGCTTTTGAAGCGTGGTACCGGGATGTTCTTACGGACGGTAGCGCCTGGTTCAACATGCCGCTGCTGACGCCCGTCGGCCAAAAAAATTACGTCTGCAGATTTAACGATATCTATGAAGGCCCGACGCCTGAAGGCGGCCTGTACTGGCGGTATTCCGCATCCATTGAATTATGGGAGCGGCCGCTGCCGGCGGTTGGCTGGGGGCAATATCCGGAGTGGATTGTCGGGAGTTCATTACTCGATATCGCTTTGAACAGGGAGTGGCCGAAACATGACAGCGATTAATCGCCTTTATGCCTCCTCCGGGGAGGAGGTCATTATCGGTACGTTACAGGTCGATATTGGCGGTCAGTCTCATTATTTGTGCGAGGGGTACGAGGATATTACGGCCGTTACCGAAGAGGGCGTGACCGTAACGTTTAAAGCCTGCGCCATTGTTCTTTCTCTTCCTGCCAGAAATGAGGATGGCACGCAGGACCTGAAATTTATGCTGTGCAACATCGATGGCGTGGTTTCCACAGCCATACGCAGGGCCATTGATGCCCTCTCCAGTGCCAACATCACATTCAGGAAATACATCTCCACCAACCTGGACGCGCCGGCAGAGCCGCCTTACATCATGCCGGTTAAAGGCGGCTCCTGGACACCCCTTGCGGTTAACGTGACCGCCGGTTTTAAAAGCATGCTCGATTATGCCTGGCCTCGCGACCGCTACATATTGAACTATTTCCAGGGTCTTCGTTACTCCCGATAGGTATCCCATGCTCAACATTGATAAATACCTGGCTGTCCGCTGGCAGATGGGCGGCCGCGCTTTTCCTGTTCTCGACTGCTACGGCATTGTGCATGAGGTTCGCCGTGACCTCGGTCTTCCTGAATGGCCTGCGTTTGAGGCTGTGATTAAAGAGCCAGGTAGTCCGGGAATGGGGGAATTTTGCGAGAGTTTTTCGCGTGACCTGACTCCCTGCATGCCGTGCAACGGAGCGGTGGCCGCCTGCTATATGGGGAAAATGATCGGCCATCTTGGCGTAGTCGTCGAAATGGATGGGTTGCTTTACGTGATCGAATGCAATCCCCGGCGAAACGTAACCATTCTCCCCCTGGCGCGTTTTGAGCGTCAGTTCCTGAAAGTGGAGTATTACCAGTGACTATTCGATTATACCCTTCGCGTCTGCCTGGTGAGCCGCTGGAAACGTATGAGCACCGGGATACGACGCTTCACGACTGGATGCTGCAGCACGTCGATAACTACCGTAACGAGATGGCGCAGCGTGTCTCCTTCGAGGTTAACGGTAAACCGGTCCCGCCGGCAGAATGGCCGTTATGTTTTATCAGGTCTGAGAGCGACGTAAAAGCCTACCCGATCCCGGGGGAGGGTGTGACGGCGACGACAATCGCGGCATGGGCGGCAGCGGCTATTGCTGCAGCCTCTGCTGTTTATGTGCTGATCACCATGTCGAACATGGATAAAGGCGGGTACTCGTCCTCAAATGGTTTAGGGCTGGATTTAAACCCGGCTAAAGCGAACCAGGCTAAGCTGGGCGATCCCATTCGTGAGGTGTTTGGCCGCTGCCGCATCTATCCCGATTATGTTGTGCAACCCGTGACCCGGTTTAATCCAGATGATCCGACGCTAATGACGGTCGAAATGATGGTTTGCCTGGGTAAAGGAAATTTTGCATTTACGAATGGCGATATTCGGGTGGGCTCAACGCCAATTTTGGCGTTAGGGGATTCGTTTAGTCACAACGTTTATGCACCTGGCGCGGATGTCTCAGGTGATCGGCGTAGTGAAAACTGGTTCAACTCGACAGAGGTCGGTGGCACTTCCAGCGGAAGCGGTCTTGATATGGCCCAGACTTCGCCAGATTCTACCGATATCACTGCCGACAGCATGACGGTTTCAGGGCCTTCCGTAACGTTTTCGGGGTTGGTCGATTCCAGCGTTGACGATGATGAAGGGAACTCGCTGCCAGAATCCTGGGTTACTGGCGCGCTGGTGACAATTGTCGCGCCTGCTAACTTCCAGATATCGACGTCGTCGGGTTATAGCGTACTGACAAATGATCTTATCGCGGAGATTAACCCGAGCCCAGGAATGCCGGTCACGCTAGAAATTAACGGCGCACAGTATGATCTATTCATTGCCACCTATACCCCAAAACAGGATGCGGTGCCTGGTGTCGGGGGAACCGCTTCAGCGGTGCGAGGAAATGCTGCACCAACCACGTACGATTTTTCAGTAAATAATGAAAACTTCTCTCTGTTCTGGCAGGGCCACTACTATTTTGTTCAACTTGTGGATAACTACATCACTATGTCAGGGTTGCTGGATGCAATTAACTCCAGGCTGACGGGGTCTGGATTGATTGCCCATGACGATGGCGGGGTGGTGCGGATCGTGGAAATCTCCAGCCCGTGGAAAGGCGGCGATATTGATTCAATTTTCCCTGTATCGGTTTTCGGCAATGACCCTGAGTTTACTCTCGGGACAGCATCGAGTGGTGGGAGCCCTGCAATTACAGCAAACGTCACGCTGGCGTATGGCAGTGTCACCGGGGCTGCATTCTCGGGCATCCCAGAAGGCTCGCAGCGGCTTTCTCTGGCACATCGTGGTAACGAATATCGCATTGCTGATGCAGACGGCACTACAGCAATGGTCCAGCGAGTCATTGATGGGGCGGTTGATCCTTCCTGGCCTGGATTCTCACCGCGCACGATGATTGACTACCAGGCTACGGGGATCAGCGACAACAACACCTGGATGGGACCTTTCCTTGTCTGTCCGGAAAATGAAGTAGTGGACGCTTTCGAGGTGAATTTCTCGTTTCCGTCTGGCATTTGTGGGTTTGACAGCAAAGGCAAAAAAAGAATTCGCCATTGCGAATGGGAAATTCAGTACCGTGTATATGGATCGGGTGCTGGCTGGACGAGCAAGCAGGGCGTCTATGCGCTGAAGAACGTTAACGGCCTCGGCTTCACGGAGCGATTCAATCTGGTTTCACCTGGTCTCGTCGAAGTTCGCTGTAGGCGTCTGAACGAGCAGGGGTCGAACAACGCACGCGACTCGATGTACTGGCAGGCGCTACGCGGTCGGCTGCTGGCTCGGCCATCATCCTATGCCGGCGTCACCCTGATGGGGGTTACGGTTGAGACGGGTGGCAAACTGGCGGCTCAGTCTGACCGCCGCGTAAACGTTGTAGCCACGCGGATTTATGATTCTGGCGTTGCCCGTAGTATTTCTGGCGCGCTCTACCACGTCGGTCGCTCTCTGGATATGGAGATGGATACTGCCGCAATTGATGCGCTGGAGGATAACTACTGGACCCCGAACGGCGAAACCTTCGATTTTGCTACGGGCGACAGTATCTCCGCACTGGAAATGCTGCAGAAAATTGCGGCGGCCGGTAAG